AAAACTGTCTTTGTGTCAAAGTACTTCTCTACTTTGGCAGCAGAGCCAACCATATCTTGCAGTGCATACTTGCCAGTTACGCCTAAAGCCTTAGAACCGCCAAGATAAATCTTTCTAGCCTTACCCAAAATAAGAGTTGGGTCTAGCATAATGCGATAAGTAGCATCTACCGCACCAGAAATCCAAGAGTAAAGTAAACCTTTACCTTCTAAGTCGCGTGGCAAGAAAGCATTTGCTACATCTCTACCTGGAGAATACTTAGCAGCGTTTAATTCAGCTACAGCATCGCGTAATAATGGGTCTATTATCTTGCCGGTTTCAGATTGTATAGCCTCTGACGCTATGCGCTTTTCGGCTTCATTCTGTGCTTCAGCGTAGATAGTTGAAGGATTGACACCAGCGGCAATACGCTTGGCTACATTTACATAAGATGCACCGTATCTTGATACAGCCTTAGCAACGCGGTCTTGCTGGAATACGCTTTCGCCTTCACGACCAGCCTTGGCCCAGGCGTCAGCAAAGTTTATATCTTCTTCAGCCGCGACTCTACCAGAGCGGTAAATGCGAGTCATAGTATCTGAAGCTAAATCAAGAAAATCAAATACTGTGCTTACGGTTTTCTTAACCGGAGCAAAAGCATAATGAGCAGCGCTTTCAATCCAAGAACGATTAGGCGCTTCCTCATCTGGTTTATTACTTCCAGCAAATGCAACTAATGACTGTTGTTTATTCTTTGGAAGTTTATTAAATTCATCTTCGGCATATTTGCGTGGCAAATTGGTAAGCCTTTGATGTTCCTTCAAAGCTTCAGATAGTCCGTTAATTTGCCGCATTTGATTCGGCTTCAAGCCAGCTCTAATAGCTGCTTGTGATAGGTTTCCGTTGTCTGGCGTATATGCCATTACAAACCTCTAGCTACGGCCTGTTGGTAAAGAATAGCTATTTCGCCGTCTACATCATATGGAAGCATACGTGCAAGCACATCGGACAAACGCTCGGATGATGGCTGACCACCCATAATTTCTGGGCCTGCACCTGGTCCTAGAGCAATACCTGTAGTAATTGGCTCATCTGCTCTTTGTGATGGTGCATAAAGTGGAGTTATCGGAGCTTGTGCTGCAGCCTCACGTACTTGACCTGCTGGCATACCACGAACATCTGCTGTCTTGGCGAGTGGAGCACCAGCTTTAATTGCAGCCGTCTCAACACCTTCGCCGTATGCGATTGAACCCATATTCATATCTGTTCTCTTGGAGAACTTACCAGGGCCTGATGCGCCTGCTAATGGACCTCTAGCCATTGTTGTCCTCCATCGTTTCTAAATCTACTGTGAATTGTTCCCAAGCCTGATTTACTTGGTTCTTTCTGATTGCATTGTATGTAGCTAAATCTAACACTTCTTCTGCGAACATATGTATCGCACTTACTAAATTATGAAATAGACCTGCAAATAAAACAGCAAGGTCAGCGAGACGGACAGAGCGAGGAATGTAATCTGGTTCTTTTTTCAACGCTCTGTCCTCTCGTTAAGTTTTAACTAAGCCTTCTTGCCCTTACGTCCGGCAGGGGCATATCCGAACTTCACTTCTCCGCCTTTTGGCTTTGATGTGTCCTTCTTGCCTTCTGTTGGCTTCTGCATTGGAGCAGCAGCGCGACCACCTTTTTTCACTTGTACACCTCCTTCGGCTATGCTCAACCTGCGATTTGCGCGAGCAAACTTGCTATATCGGGACGAGCGCCAGCAGCAGGGGCCGCACCAGTCATTTGTTCTGGAGTTGGCTGCGAGGCAGGGGCTGGGGCCATACCTGCTGCTGGAACTTGTGCGCCCATCATTTCTGCTGGGACTTCTTCAGGCTCTTCTGGGGCAAAGACTTCTTCTACGATAGTCTCTATCGCCTTGCCTTTTTGTCTTCCCTTAATAACTTCAGCAATCCTAGAAACAATTTGCGAAGGGTCTTGACCTTGCGCTGCAAGTGCGGGGATAGCTTGTGCATACTGAGCCACAGCAACACGAAGAGAATCACGCATCTCTTCAATGTCCACACGTTGTTCTTCTTGGGTGACATTTAGCTCCATCGGAATTTCACGACGTACATAGTCGCGGGAAACTAACTTATCGCTACGCATTTGTAGTAGTGCAATGATTGCACGGTTCGGGTCCATACCGGACATAATTCCGTAGCGAACATCTACGCCATACTCGCCGCCAATGGCGCGAGATGGTACGTACTTCATTGAGAATGGTGTTCCATCTTCGGAGCCACGAATCTCTTTGGTCATAGAACCGAAAATCTTTTCGTCTACCTCAAAGCAGAGCGCAACCATATCTGTAAATAGTCGAGCAAACTGTGCTTGAGCAGAGCGAATCTGGGTATCAAATCCAGCCTGTAGCGCTTGTACACCACGACCAGTAACAACGGAAGCATCTAGGTTACCGCTGCGTACTTCTGGATAACGTGAACCAAGGCGTAGTTCTCGTTCCAATACGCCGGATTCAGTAAATACTCCTGCTGGAAGTTCTAGCGGCACACGGCGAATTGCTTGTGGATTAGCAGAGCGCATAATTGAATCAGGACCGAGTGCAAGTTCTTGCACATCTTGCGGGATAGCAATAGGTGCCTGGATTGATTTCTCTGCTGCTTGTATTTGCAGAACTGCAAATCTAGCACGTGCCAACTGCACCGCTAGAACATCATCAAACTGACCGCGTGCTTCACCATCAATAGAGGCCCGAACCGCAACAGAGGCGAGGCATTTGCCGATTGGATTCGGGATATTAGCAAGGACTAGATTCTGTCGCTCAGGTAGGAAGATTAAGTCCTGGTCCTTATCGTGGTAGCGAACTAGAGAAACATAAGGAGAGTTCTGAATATAACTGTTGCCACCTAGAATTTGCTTTGCGAACTCTGGGTATTGGGCTGCGATACTTTCCGCATCAGACTGAACAACTTGAGTGATTGAGGTAGTGCGACCGAATCTGTCGATTTCCGGATAAACACCGAACGGATTAAGTAGACGAATACGCGGGTTATTAGTTTCATAATCCATCTCCACAACTGCTGGCAACATACCGTAGGTATTAAACCAGTCAGCACCGGAGTACATCTGAATTTGTAGTTCGGATGCAGAAACATAATAGTTAGCGATGCGGGTTCTGGTATCTGCAGCTTTACGCGCTGCATCGGAAACCATATTTGTAGCAGAACATTCAAACGCCGGAAGTGGCGCCATAGCTTCTGCTAAGTCTCTTGCTGCTACATCAATGAAGTTAGCAACGAGTGGCTTTGGGTAATCCTCGGAGAACATAGCAGGATAAACCTTGGAGATGTCTCCTTGGCGCACTGATAGAACGTCACGCATACGCTGGTCGCGCTTGGCGTAACGAGTCTGAAGCCGTGCTACCTTAGCAATGACCTCTTTGGATGTTAACACTTTTACCTACTTCTTCTTAATTTTCTTGGGTGGCTTCTTCATAGCAGGAACTATTACGTCATAATCTGCTGGAAGTTTCTTTCTACCTTTGATTGGTAACTTCTTACCCTTGGTGATTGCTTCATCAAGTGCGTTCATTTTCTTCTTAGGCATCACTTCTTCTTTCCAGTTCCACGTAACGCTCTGTTTAATTTTACTGTTTCGGCTTTTTTCTTGGCTTGCTTATCCACAAACGCAGCACGTGTAGCAGTACGGCCTGTTTCAGTAGCACGTTGTTTTTGCATTATCTGTGCAGCCTTATATTCTGCTTTTGTAGGATTGCTTAAGTTTCTTCTTAGTAATCCTGTAACAGCATTTTTTGCTTTACCACGAGAGAGGTCTTTTGCTACATCTTTTACAACATCTTCTGCTTTATTACCTCTAGCGTAACGTGCTGCTTTAGTCGCCTTGCCTTCTACTTTTCTTACTGACTGACGCTTTACTTTCGCCATTAGATGAACTGCCTCTCTTGTTCTGCCAACAGATTATCAATGTTGACAACTACTCGTTTTTGTTTTTCAGCCCTAGATAGAAATGGATTTTTTAGATGATGCTGTTGATAGATACCGGTGTTAAGCCATTCTCTTGCTCTGATTTCACAGAACCAGAGGGCCATCACCATATCTGTCTTACCCTTAGTCGTAGGTGACCAAGTGATAAGTTGTTCCATCAAAGCCTTGATGTTCTCAGTTTGGTCTGAAGGAAGATGAATTAAATTATCTCTATGATGCTTGCCATCGGCTTGCTTAGTACCAAACAAGGTAGACATAGAGGCAACACCGAAGCCGGAATCCCATTTGTTATTTCCGGTGTGATGCTCTCTTAGTATAACGCCCTTCGTAGCAAGGAACTGTCTGATTCCTTCATCTTGGGTAAGGAAGGACTGAAAAGCATTACGCTCGACAATCCATTCGCCTGGAGTGTAAAGATTAGTCCAATCGATGATGAGCTGACGGATTTGTGCAGGAGTGGGACGCGTGATTTTCGTAGCATCAACAATGTACCTTTTATGAGAGATACGGTCAACTGCGTAACATACTGCTGCTGTATCTCCGACCATAGCTGGGTCGAGGCCACAGACGATACTGAAACCGTTGAGGTCTCTGGGGTGACCAGGATTGCCAGGTACCAGACGTCCTGCTTTTCGCATTCCATCAATGGAGCCTTTCACACATACCGGGTCGAATATGGCATCGTCGGAAACATCTTGTTGTTGATAAACCAAAGCCCAGGTTTGGGCATCCATCGCTTGGCGCTCATTGTAAAGATGCTTGCCATTCCAGCGGGGATATAGCCCTTCTTCATTCTTGTCAGTCTCAGACTGTCCATCAAAGGGTTGGTCTGAGTAAGGCCAGAGCGTAACCCACTTAGCAGAATCCTCATCTGTTTCTAATAAGGCTGGCATAGCCAAATAGGTCCAAGGGACCAAGCCTCCAGGATACCTGTCGGGGTTACGCAATTCTTTGTATAAATCTACTGAGGCAACTCGGGTGCCGATTACTACCAACTTGCCAGTTGGGTTAAGACGGGAGCGTACGTCCTGGGTTAGCCAGCGGATTTGCTTTTCAAACTCGTTAGCATTTTTTAAGGTTACAGCATCATCTACGATAATCATATCTGCACGCTTACCGTAAATCTGACCGCCGATACCTACGGCTTCAATGTTTGGGTCTTTTTCGGATGACTCTCTGAGTTCATCTCCGAAGACTACGCGGGTGGCTTGCCAGGATGCACCCTTAGAGTTAAAGCCGACTCCGGCTGCATAGGCACTCTGTAGGCCCTCATACATCGGGTGGGTAAGTCTTTGCTTGATAGCGTATAGGAAGTCTGCTGCAAGCTGCTGAGTCTGAGAAACTATCAAGACTCTAAAGTTCGGGTTCTGGGCTACCTTCCAGGTTACATAGTCAACGGTTATGGTAATTGACTTGGCGTGGTTAGGTGGGATGTTAATAAGGATGCGGTTATCAGCGGTACCCTTCTCATACTTCATTGAGGGGTGGTGCCAGGAAGGGTCGCGTCCTTCAATTACATCTACCAGGTTTTGCTGGTGAGGAAAGGTTCTTTGGTGTAGAAAACGCTGGCGGAAAGGGGCGAAGGCTAAGTCGTGGACATCGGCCTCAGCAAAGTTCTTAGTCTTTAGCCCTAGCCTAGTTCTGTCCATCTTGTCGGCAAAGGCACGGTCTGTCCGGCGGTAATACTCATAAGTCTTCATAGACTTGCCAGCGGAGCCGACTGCTTGCTCTACGGTTAAGCCTTCGGCTACAGCGGTTAGGATAACTCTTTTAGCTATCTCACTGCTTTTCTCTGCCATCAGGCTCCCATTATTTTTGGATAGATTTATCCCCACTAAAAGTAGGCGCCGCTTGCGCCTCACTCGGGTCAAACTCCCGAGCGAGCCACAGCGACGCGAGGGGTAAGTTGGCTCTCCGCCCTAGGGGGCGTAGCGCCAAGCGTAGCCCCTCTGTGACGGTCGCAAATGGAACTTCCGCCGCATTTGCTCCCTACTGTATAGTAGGCGGGAAATTTAGAGCATTTCCCGCATTTAGCCGAAAAATCTTTATAGATGTGACTAACGTCACAGATATAGCTATAAAACGGATATACGACCGAACAAATGTTTCACTTTAGGAGAAATATTTTGTGAGGGAGTATGTAGGTGGTCACGCTCGCGTAAACAACACCTGGGTCGGCTCGCGTGACGTGGGGCAGACCCTACCCCCTGCCCCTCTTGCTATCGCTAGAGAGTAAGGAGGGGCTTGCTACCGCTCCGGCAGTCTCCCCCATCCCCCGACTGCATCCAATAAGTCTCTCCAGTGCAGCTAACAAGTTACTCATTCACCCCGGCCAGTAACTTACTCTCCCCGGAATTGTTGAATCTTCAACCAATTATCCCCAGCTATTCCGGCCCATTCCTCTCAGCATTCTCTCAACTAATCGTTACCTAATTGTTATCGCTATAACTTGCGCTATACCGTAGCGTGTGGCATAGTGCAGCTACTGGCCCGACCGGGCCGGATGAACCTAAGAGGAGATACTAGAATGACACGTAAAGATTACGTAATGATTGCAGAAGCTATCCGCGACGCTAGAGCTAAAGTAGCTCACGAGTCTGATAACAATTCGCAGTTAATGGCAGGAGCTAACGTCGCTCTCTATGAGCTGGCGGTAATTCTCTCCCAGAGATTCTTTGATGATAACCCTCGCTTCGACGATAACCGCTGGATGATAGCTACCGAAACGCTGCATAACTAGTAGCTGGACTATCGGCCCGGGCCACGCTCCCGGGCCGGTGGCCTAGTCGCTAGGGTAGCGGCAGGGGATAAGGGTAAAGAGATGCAATGGCTAGATACCGATAGAATATTCCAGCGGACCGCTGAGGGTTCAGCAACCGTCCATCCATACTTTTACGTTTACCGCGTAGCTCAATCATATTGGGTAGCGGGACGCTATTGGTTCAATCAAGAGATAGATTACCGGATACGATTCGAGACTGCGGATGATGCGCGGGAATATTGCGAGATGAAAGAGCGGGAGACTCTAGTCATTACCGCAGTAGAGAGAGCTTGATTAGTTGCTGGACTTTCCCTTACGGTTGCTATACCGTAGGGGATGGCCTAGTCGCTAACACTGGCGGCGGGAGAATGAAGGGGTAAATATGGACACTATCAACGCAACGCGGACCGAGCGGGTTATCTATGAGATGCTCACTGAGAATACGGGCCGCCACCTACTCGACTCAGGAGGAGAGAGCGGTAGAAGCTGGCAGCGGAATCAGTCTAGGTCTCTTGAAGACTTTAGGAATGAACCGCAGACTCACTTTGACGCTAAATACTATGACGCTACTGCGTCACTCTTCCACCATCTAACCGATAAACTTTACTTTGAGGAGGAGTACACTGCAGCATTCAATGAGTATGCAGCAACCCGCCAGGATGATGGATGGCTTGAGATTATGGAATCATTCCCGGTGGAGATGGGATGGAAGCGCCTATTCACTGAGAATAGCTATAACCGCGAGAGCATTCTCTCTCAAGTCATTCAATATACCGTTTACGATACCGGCAGCGAGATATTGGTGGCGCTGCAGATTCACGGGGGAGCTGACGTACGCGGCGGATATACCGCTCCACGTATCTTCTCAATGGATGAAGAGTACGCGCTAATTATGGAATACGCGTCCATCTATTGCACCGGAGAAGCGGTCGACTCCGACGGTCCGCATCGCTTCGACTGGAGCGGCGGGGAATGGACCTATGAAGGGTGCTACTCCAGCGAGTATAACCCTTACGCAATGAGTGAGAGAGCGCGACTCCTCAAGCTCGACTATCTACCGTGCGCCATCTGCGGGGCACCTATGAGAGATGGTGCTCAATGAGACTTACTAGACGGGGAAAGATAGTCGCTGCAATTCTGGCGGTTGCGTTAATAATTGGAATCTATCAAGTCTCCACGCACCTATGGTGGGTAGGGGATGGCTATTGCTGGGGGACACTAGAGGAATGCCTATGGGAAGGAATGAAGCGATGACTATGACTAAAGAGAGACTAATCGGAATAGTGGAGCTAAATAGTAGCTGCCACTGCACCCACTGCGAACCCTGCGGGATAGGTTATATGACGCAAGAGGAGAGCTGCCTAGAATGCAGCGGTCCACTGAATGACCTAACCTACGGTTGCGGGGGAGAATGCTGGGAAGATGCTAACTATGCAGCGGAAGAGTTATTCTCTGAGTACTTGAAAGAGATGGAGCAACCTAAACGCCTACGCATAGAGGGTAGACGTATGGGGTGGCAGTCTCGCTCCGGGTATAAGGATATTAGAGCGACGTGGGAAGCGCTGAAGGATGCGCTAATCTTTGATGGGGACTTCCGCGTTGAGCTGAAAGTGGAAGTGGGCGGGATATTTACTGCCCGTCGATGGTCCCACGATGAACCGATGGGAGCATCATTCAGTATATATCCTATCCAATTACTGGCCGATACTATGACGCTCGATGAAGCGATAACCGCTGGAATCGTAGATGAATGGGGATGCCATAAGGGATGCGGGGAGTACTTCCCAGACTGCGAATGCGAGAGAGAGGGAGAGAATGCCTAGATGTGGCGTATGCGGCGACCATTACGGGGAGCTACTAGTAAAGCACGGTGAGACGTGCGAGGATGACGTGAAGGCACCGGCCCGTCCATACGGGCCGGAGAAGACTATCAACGATATCAAAAGAGAAGAGGAGGAAAGCAATGTCTAAACCGAATAAAGAGTACTATCAAGCTAAGGCTGACCTATGCAGGGACCTAGCTATTAGGCAGATGGTAGAGGGAGATAGCGGGGAAGCGGGAAAGAATCTACTAAGAATGGTGAACGCTCTTAATGAGCTGAACCTAATCACCTATAGAGAAGGGAAAGAGGATGAAGCCAATAGCATTCTATGAAGTAAGCGATAGGCGTGGAGAAGTAGAATGGGGAGGAGCGAGCGCCAGGGATGCCATCGACTGGTTCAGACGTGGCCTAGATAAGTCCATATACGTCAGTGTATGGGATGAAGAGAATGAGGATGACTTCAAGCTCATTACTGATAAGATAGACGTTACTAAACTAGTGCTGGCTGCACTGGACGGGGGAAGAGGATGATAAGAGAGATTCACGCTAGCCTTACCCGCGTGCTGGAGTTACTAATAGAAGGTATCGAGCAAGGCTCGATAAAGATAAAGAATGAAGAGAGGGGAGGGGGATGACCGAGAAGAGGAAGATAGCTGCACTAAAACAGGCAGTCTATTATCGTAATTACCGACGTGCCCGAGATTCTGCTTTGGTAAAACTATCGCAGTTATACCCGGCGGACTATCGTCGCTTACTTGAGGAGGAGAAGAGAAGATATGAAGCTGAGGGTAAAGTTTGGGTTGATATTACTGGCAGGACTAACGCTAGTGTGGGCGCACCAACCGGCAACGGAGAACCCGACCAGGTTACCAACGGACTTGGTAATCAAGGCAAGGCAGGCTAGTTGGGATGAGAAGAGAGAGAACAAACGCATCGCAAAGGCCTATGCTCAGGCTGGTTGGGGATGGAGCGGAAGACAATGGCTCTGCCTCCACGACCTATGGATGCGAGAGTCACGCTTCGACCATCTCGCAGATAATCCTAAGTCATCAGCTTTCGGTATTGCTCAACGACTTGGAGAGAGGGATAGACGACCTCGAATTCAAATCCTCAAGGGCTTACGCTACATTCACGGACGCTATGGAAATCCTTGTAAAGCATTATCGTTCCATAATACAAGAGGACACTACTGATGTGGTAGAATAAGTTTGCTAGGTTCTTATACCCTTTCGACCTAGCAACAGAGAAGCCCCGACTAACCTCGGGGCTTTCTCATTTATCGTTTGAATAGAAGCCTGGACCTCGGAAGGTGAGAGGGGGAGAGGACCAGACTCTATTCGTCAGGCTACCGCAGTCAGCACAGGAGGGAGTGCTGGCTTCGGCGTGGATAGAACGCTCGACAAAGAGGATAGTCGAGCAGTTAGGACACTTGTATTCGTAGTTCATACTTCCTCAACAGGCATCAGTTTAGTAGCTTCAATTAAATCAACTACCTTTACTAGATAACCGCGAGAAAGGTTAGGTGGTATCTCGCAGGTTATGTCCCTGCCGAAGTGCTTTACTGCATACCAAAGAACCGTAGTGGGGAGGATAAGGACACTCTTCTTGAGGACGAAGGCCCAATACTCTGCCTCGGTTATAGCTAATCCACTTGCAGCCCAGGCATTATCTTTGGTAAAGAAACACTCTACCTCTACATAAACATTGTTAGTGAGATGCCACTTTCTATCTCGCTTTACTTCTACCTTCTTACCTTCAGTAAGCAATTCTTCTACTAATTGCTCACCCTTTCTACCGTAGGAGAAGTCTAAGTCAAAGGATGATTTATTGGTCATTGCCAGGGACTCTCTCCACCGAGGAGATTCTGAAGTTTTCTCATAGAGTTATTCACTTTCCTATCGGCAGTAGAGAGGGCACAACCTAGATACTCGGCCATCTCTTGGAGGGTTAGGTTCTCGTGGTATCGCTTGATAAGGACATCCTTATCTACCACATCTAGTTTGAGATAGGCTTTCTTGATGTCAATGAGGATAGCCAGCAGGTTGCCACCTTCAGCCGGAGCAGATGGTCTGCGTGGTTGCCCATCGTTTATCATCTCTTGTGCTTGCTCTAATACTGTGCCATCTAAAACTGATGAGATGACGTGGGGTAGGAGCTGGGCTAGTACTAGCGTATCGTAGAAGGACTCATCACCTATCTGATAACCGCTCTTCTTAGCCTTCTCTTTGCGAGCGTAACGCTCTGCGTGGCGGCGCATCTGCCAAGAGATACGTTTCTCGTTGATGGTGCGCTGTAGTTTATTCTCTTCGCTTAGTAACTCTGCGTAATGTGATGCCCTACTCAAAGCCCAAGCGTATAGTTCTTGGACTATATCCTCCCGCTCTATCCATTGACGGTACTTACGATAAATACTCTGCGATACCGGGGGAATCAAGTCGTAAAAGGCGGGATGTAGTTCAGTCATTGGGAAGCTCGGGCCACTTCTTATCTAGCACCATAATTGCAATGGCGCTGTAGTTCAGTAAATCTATGAAGGAGTCTCGGAGGGATTCGTTTGAGGGAGATACTCTGCTATCAAGGAGGTTATTGATGCGAGCCACTTTGTCCCACATACGCACTCGGATTCCGTTGAGTGCTCCACCTGGACTGTGAGCGATGTTCTTCGGGCCGTAATCACTATGCTTGCGGATGAGCAGATTTCCAGCGGAGTCCAAGATGGACCAGACATCTCGAATGAAGTCATCATCTATCTTCTTACCGGCATTGGCTTGCAGGTAATTGTTCCACTCTTGTAATCTATCGAAACTATTATCATCCCCATATCCATCAATAATCTTGCTGCCTCTTGTAGTTCCTTTTTCTTGGTCATTCATCTGGCTCCTCCTAGTAGGTTGTTCAACGCATCAGGTCCTTCTGCCAGATAGAACTCGTTGATGTCCATACCTGGTGGTAATTGTACTATTTGTCCATTAGTCAATTCACTTGCGACACGCCGACTAAATTCAGCTCCAGGATTGGAGCCATCTTCTTTCACATC